CCAACTCCGAGCACCACAGTCACACTTTCTAATACCCGTACTCCTATTCCTCCAACCCCATCAACTACCACCACTCTCACACGAACACCGACACCATCAACTACCACCACACTTACACGAACCCCTACACCCACAAGTACATATATACCGCCTCCACCAGATTACTGGCATTATATATATTATAATTTTCCAAATCAAAGCGGATTAATGACTCAAACCGTCGGGGGTACTTTAATTACGCCCCGTATAGGGTGGGAATCCCAAGCCTCGGATTGGATTACATTTAATAATAACTGGAATGGCTACACGAGAAGATGCTGCGGTGGTGGTCATTATATTTTTAATATTAATACTATTTATATGGAATATTCAGGCCTAATTCCTGCAGGCGCGGGACGATGGATGAGATTCCGTGCAGATAACGGCGTAATAAAAACTATGAGCTTCCAAGGCGTGAGTCAAAACAGAATATCTGGTGCAGATTTTACAGGTATGACAGGTTATTATGATGTAGATCTACGTAATCACAGTATGGATGCAGCAGCCTTAAATACTCTATATAGTTCACTTTATTCCGGGCCCGCTTACGGAAATAATAGTAAAATTCTTAGAGTGTCCGGTAATCCAGGATTTGGAGGAAGTAATACGAGTATAGCCACTGCTAAAGGTTGGAGTGTATCATGAGATTTTTAAAACGCTTAAAAGAAGTTTTAGAGCAGGTAGATTTACCTCCAGAACCGCCCGCTATAATACAACAACATCAAGATACAGTTTTAAAATATAATGAAATATATGATTTTATAAAAGACCATGAAGGTTATTACAATAAAGTTTATATTGATTCTGTGGGTAAGCCTACAATTGGAATCGGGCTTAATTTAAAGAGACCGGAAGCCAGAGATTTTATAGCCCGGGTAGGGGCCGATTATAATAGAATTTTAACCGGGGTAGATTCATTAACAGACAAACAAATAAACGAACTTTTCAATTTATGCTTACAAGTAGCATATAAAGATGCTAAAACTTTTATGCCTAACTTTGATTCTCTACCTAAAAATGTAAAGTTAGTTATTTTAGATATGTCTTTTAACTTAGGAGGTCCGCGATTGAATAAATTTAAAAATACCCGACAGTTTTTATTACACGGAGATTATGATAGTGCTTCCAGAGAGATATTACAAAGTAAATGGGCCAAGCAAGTCGGACGCCGGGCTATAGCTAATTCTAAACTACTTTCCTCTTAATTTTCTTCTTCTATTTTTAATTTTTTGTTTTTTTCTTATTTCAGCTAAATCATCCATAACCATTTTTTCCATACGGTTGGTGAAATCCAAAAATGAATCTCCGCGTGTGGTACCTGCATCGGTAGAGCTTATCGTACTTCTTTTTTGAACATTAAAGTCCTCAAAAAAATTCTTAAACTCTTTCATTTATTATTTTTTAACGTTTGTATTTCTTTTTTCAACTCTTTAATACTCTGAACTAATAAGGGGACTACTTTGTCATAGTTAACAGCCTTTACACCGTCATTTCTTGTAGTCACTGCTTCCGGTAATACTTCTTCTACCTCATCGGCTATAAAACCAACGTCTTTTCCTTGTAAATGAGAATAAGAAGTATTTTGTGTATTCCAATTAAAGCTATACCCGGTTAAATTGTTTACTTTTTCTAAAGCATTGCCAACCGGCTTAATATTTGTCTTAAGTTTTTTATCTGATGTGGCAAATGCTATAATATCATTATCACAGGTTATTGTTCCTACCGCGCTTAACGTAGATCTAAAGTTAGCAGCCTGTCTTGTTAACAGTCTATTATTTACAACACAATCTCCGTTAAATAATGCAAGAGTATTAAAGTCAGAAGTAAGACCTCTATTTAACGTGAGGTTTTGCTGGCAGTTGACACTTTGTGTGAACGAAACAGGGGCATATGTGTAAAACGGTCTATAAATGAAAACACCGGTTTCAGTTAGTTCTAAAACTTCTGCACTTAGAGCCACGTTTGTTGAAGTACCGTCACTTATAATTTTTACACCATTGCCCCCGGCAAAATTTGCATACGATAAAACCGATGTAATGTAGATACTAGTAAGCGACCCTGTTGCCGTTCTTCCTAATACACTATTGGGGTTAATGTTCAAATCGGAAGGAGACTGTGAAACTGTACCATTATTAACCTTAACTGAATTAGGGGGCATGAAATTCATCATGGTGTTTGTGACACCACTGGGACCTGAGCCAATCTGTAACCATGAACCTTCAGCTTTTTGAAGCCCGGGGCCCGCTACCGAGGGATTCAATTCATATACACCGACACCATTTGTTTTAATCTTAACTCTATTTTGTGCGTCGAATTCTAAGTTACCCGGATTCAGTAAAACATTAAAGTCATATCTTACAATATCAGAGGTTAGCGGGGGAAAGTTTGATACACTAGACAAACTGTAAAGAACGCGGGTCGTTCTATCATATAAAATATCGCCTACTTCAACCCCGCTTAATGTGAATACTTGTACTGCCTCGTTCGTAAACCCTGTCACCGACCCTTCAAATAATCTACCCACAGAACCTAGGTTCCTACTACCCACTGGTATACCCCCGTATGTTACCCCATCACCGACATAAAGTCTTTTTGTATCTAAAGTCCAACCCGGCTCTCCATTATCTAAAACTATACCGGTCGTATTGGCCGTACGTCTAGATAGGTCGTTTCCCCTACGAATTAATATCTTTGTTACGTATTCAGACATTTCTTCAAATATTTATTAAAAGTAGCAGATTATACACATAAATAATTAGGACATATGCCTAAACTATATACTGCGGCCCTTATGGGGCGTAACAGGTTACAAATTTATGATGTAAAAAAGGGTGTAAGAGCCTATACAATAAATTTGGGAAACGTGGATGTTAGTATGGGACCTATTATCACCGGGGATAGATTAACCATAGTGGTAAAGGAATTATCCGGAAAACAACGCGGTAAAGTATTTACCCTACCCAGAGGCATTTTGTCATATACATTCCCGGTTTCGTGATATGAGAAGAAAACAAAATTTATCTATACAAGTTGAAGAAATTAGTAAACTTAAAAGTGATTTAGAAAATATTTATAAAACACTTTATCGAGGAAACGGTACCCCTGCCTTGGTAACACAGGTTGTAAAACTGGAAGAACAAATAAAAAGTTTAGACGAAAAATTAGAAAATAAATTTGATCATATCACAGAGGTTGTAACAGAAAAATTTAATCATTTAGCCGATCAAATACATAAAGAGTTTAATAATAACGATGTGATTAAAAAGGGTAAGTGGGGATTTCGCACTGCTATATCTACAGCTATTATTTCTTCGGCTACTGCAATTGCAGTTGTGCTGTTAACCCACCTTATAAAATAAATTATTGATTTATCGTTTCATGTATTATAATCATATACATGATCAGCGTATCGTTAGTAGATGAAGAGCTCGACGTTGAGCAATTTAATTTTATTTCTAAAGACAAATACCCGTTTATTTTTATCGGGCAACCTATTAAAAATAAATACGATCAGGAAAGAATTTGTTTTAAAGAATCTTTTAATCCGCAAAGTATTGTCCATCCCACAGCCAACGCTACACCGGTATTAAAGTTTTTTAAAGGTATAGAGATCACTTATAAACCAGAATACACAAATTTAATTCAAAGACTTGAAGCTTTAAATTTAAATATTAAAGATTCTATTTCGTTAAATTTGTATGAACAAATTTTAAAAGATTTTAATCTTTCCTGTAGTGAATGCAGTGTTTATTTAGAAAAAGGTGTTTATCCTATTAACGGGTCAGAGCTGTCTAAAATAGTACTAAAAAATAAAAGAGATTTAAATCTTACAAGTCTTTATGAATTTAACTCTTCTCAAGTACATTTTAGCCAGGCCATTGGAAGCAATAATATTTTTATTTTAAGTAATCGTAATATTTATAATTTTAGTAACGAAAAAATTATTGAATTATATAAAAAAAATAATTTTTCTATCTAAGTAGAAATTCAGTTTTTTACCTGTAAGATTAATAAGTATTTTTTTTAATCGGTATGAGTAATATCTATGTAACGAAACGAAGCGGCGAGAAAGAAAAATTTAATATTGATAAAATTCATAAAGTCATTAACTGGGCTATTAACGACTTACCAGACGTTCATTTATCTGATATTGAAATTAACGCCCGTCTTAATTTACAAGACAATATTTCTACAAAAGATATTCATCAAGTATTAATTGAATCTGCAGCTGGGTTAATAAGTCTTGAAAATTCTAATTATCAATTTGTTGCCTGCCGGTTATTGAATTATCAGTTACGAAAAGATGTATGGGGCGGACGACATGCACCGCGTTTATTAGACGTTATCAAAAGCGGAATTAAAAATAAAATTTATGACCCGGCTATTTTAGAAAAATATACAGAAGATGAAATTAATAAGGCCGGTGAATTTATAGATCATGAAAGAGATTTTTTGTTTACGTATGCGGGTTTAAAACAACTATGTGACAAATATTTGATTAAAAACCGTGTTACAAATGTTATTTATGAAACACCTCAATTTGCATATGCATTGATAGCTTTATACGGTTTTATAAATTACTCAAAAGAACATCGTTTAGATTATGTAAAGAAGTTTTATAACAGTATTTCTAAGCATAAAATTAATCTTCCTACTCCTGTGATGGCCGGGGTTCGTACCAATTCACGAAAGTATGCTAGTTGCTGTTTAATTGGAGTTGACGACAACAAGGAAAGTATTACAGCTTCTGGTACAGCTGTATCTATTGCTACAGCCAGTCGCTGTGGGATTGGCATTGATGTCTCGAAAATACGAGCCATTGGATCTCCGGTTTCTAACGGAGAAGTAGTACATACCGGGGTCATACCCTTTCTTAAAATCTATGAAGCTTCTGTTAAAGCATGGCAACAAAATGGCTTACGCGGGGGATCAGCTACAGTTAACGTTCAATGGTGGCATTATGAAATTGAAGACATAGTGGTTTTGAAGAACAATGCTGGTACTGACGACAATCGTGTTAGAAAATTAGACTATACTGTCGGTATGTCGAAACTGTTCTACGATCGAGTCATTAAAGATGAAAAGGTAACTCTTTTTAGCCCACACGAGGTGCCCGAACTGTATCAGGCATGGGGTACCCTATCGTTTGATAAGTTATATAAAGAGTGCGAACAAGACAGAAAAATAAAGCGTAAAAAAACGATGTCTGCTAGAAAGCTTTTTTCTCTAATTGTAAAAGAAAGAGTAGAAACCGGTCGCATTTATATTTTAAATGTAGATACAGCAAACGAGCATGGTTCTTGGTTAGATAAAGTGACTATGAGCAATCTTTGCACAGAAGTTATTCATCCCACAATCCCATTAAAAGATTTTCATGACCCTGAAGGTGAAATTGGTATGTGTATTCTTTCTGCAGTTAACATGCTTGAAATTAAAGATTGGAAAGATTTAGAAAAGACATGTGATCTTATCGTTCGATTTTTAGATGAAATAATAGATATACAAGATTACTTTAACCAAGCCGCAGAAAATTTTGCTAAGAAGAGAAGAAGCTTAGGTATTGGTATTACAAATCTTGCTGCGTTTTTTGCAAAGAACGAGGTCAGTTATACTTCCAAAGAAGCTCTATCCTTATTAGATGAATGGATGGAACATTTTCAATACTATCTTTTAAATTCTAGTTGTGAACTAGCTAAAGAAAAAGGTAAGTGTGAAAAATTTGATTGTACCAAATATAGTAAAGGAATCTTAACGATAGACACATACAAAAAGAATATTGATAGTCTTGTAAAGAGAAAATTAGCTTTAGATTGGGATGAATTAAGAAAAAAAATTAAAGAATTTGGATTAAGACATTCTACTCTTTCGAGTTGTATGCCTTGTGAATCAAGTTCTGTAATTCAAAGCTCTACTAACGGCGTCGAACCAGTAAGAAGTTTAATAACATTCAAAACATCAAAGATGGGTAAATTACCAGTATTAGTCCCCGGTATTGGTAAGTATCACGATAGATATGATCTTGCGTTTCAATTAAAAGACAATACCGGTATTATTAATGTCAATGCAGTTATTCAAAAGTATTTAGACATGGCTATATCTACAAACATTTATTACAACTATAATCATTACCCTAATCATATTTTACCAGATAGTAAGGTTATGAAGGAAATACTTTATGCATACAGTATGGGATTAATAAGCCTATACTATAATAATACCGATGACGGTGATAAGGATATAAGTCAAAATAAAGAGCACGACTGCTCGAGCGGAGCCTGTAAGCTATAAATAAACCTATGAAGTCTGTTTTAAATATTAAGAATATTGACCATACAAAACAGCCTTTGTTTTTTGGTGAAGATTTAAATTTACAGCGTTACGATAAATTCAAATATCCTATATTTTTTGAATTATTTAAAAAACAAGAAGAATTCTTTTGGTGGCCACACGAAATAACTTTACAGAAAGATAGAAATGACTATAAGGAATTAGATGGCCCTGAGCGTTTTGTATTTGATACCAACCTTAAATTTCAAACCTTAGGAGATAGTATGCTATCTCGTTCTATTCATTCTCTTAAAGATCATGTCACAAATCCTGAACTTGAGATATGTATGAACACTTGGCAACGCTTTGAAGGTATTCATAGCTACAGCTATTCATATCTTTTAAACAACGTCCATCCCGATGCTTCTGCTTTCTTTGATAGCATTATGGAAGATAAAGAAATTGTAGAAAGAGCTAATTTAATTCGTAATAACTTTGATAAAATTCTAGGTGATGATACTAAGAAAGATATAAAACAGAAAATTTTTGATTGTATACTTTCTGTGAACTGTATGGAAGGGTTAGTATTTTATGTGAGTTTTGCTTGCTCGTTTTATTTTGGTTATCGCGGTAAAATGGAAGGAAATGCCAAGATTATTAAATTTATTCAGAGAGATGAATCCCAGCATTTTGCTATCACACATAATTTAATTAAAATTTTACGCGACGAAGACAAAGAAGGGTTTACTTCTATTGTTAAAAAAAGTGAAGATAAAATTTACGCATTTTATGAGCAAGCCGCTAAAAACGAAATTGAATGGGCACAATATCTATTTAGTAAAGGTTCTTTATTAGGTCTTAATGCTGACGTGCTCGGCGGGTATGCTAAGTGGTTATGTGATTCTCGTTTACGTTCTTTAGGTTATAAAAAGATTTTTAATCAAAAAGATAATCCTATTTCCGGGTGGTTAGATAGCTATTTAGATAGTAGTAAGGTACAAGTTGCACCTCAAGAAACTGAAATTTCTGCATACAAGATTGGGGCCCGGGATACTAGTATTGATGATACCGCGTTTGATGATATCAAACTGTGATTACATCCGATACATTACAGAGTTGTACGGATGAGGAAATAGGAGTATTACTGTATATTTTTGAAAACTCACTTTCCGGAATTAACATAGAACCTAAAGAACAATTTTTAAAAGCTTTACGTGTAGATGTAACCCTTTACGAATTAGAAAAATTAAAAAATAAATTAAATGAGGATAAAAAACTTTTTATTTCTAACTTACAAAAAAAGTTGTACGAGTCCCAATAAATACTTTCGAAGGCGACGTAGTATATTCGTATACCAGGGGTGGGATGGTGGGAACCTTTCTGAAGGTTACTGGTATACTTGAAAAGCTTTTAGTCATTTTTAAATATTAATATATGAGAAAGTTTCTTCTTTCCGAAGACCAATTTCAACGAGCCCGTGAATTTGCTTTACTTGTAGAGAAAAAAGATGTGTATAAAAATACCGGCTCGTTTAAAAACCATCTTGTCGGGCGATTAGGTGAAATTGCATATGGGCTTCACATTAACGTAAGCCCGAATTGGGATGTATGGAATTATAAAGGAGACGACGGAGTTGATTTTGGTATTAGCGGTGCACAAGTGAAAACTACAACTTATAATAAATCACCTAAAAGATTACTAGTAAGACGTAAACCTGGTTCCTTGACAGAAGAAATAAAGCGGTTTGTTTTAGCTTATGTAGATTATGAAAAGAATCCTTATACTGTTTATTTGGTAGGGGAAATAAGCTATGAGAATTTTATGTTAAGAAAATTTACTTATACAGATAAATTTAATAACGTATATGATGCTGTAAATGAAAGAGATCTAGATATACTTTATCGACCATAAAAAGAATAAATAATTAAAATGAGTTTAGAGTTGTCCGGGCGGGCTGTCTGTTACGAATTTAATGTTTCTTCCTCTGCGTTATATCGACGCTTTCTAGAAGAACGGGCATGTATACTAGAAAATAAATGGTATATGTCTGAAAAAGCCGGTTATGATGTTGGTTTTGAAAGGGCGTTGATGGATTGGGTTATGCATCACAGAAACACTTGGATAAAAAGTAGAATTTAATTTAATTTAACTATAATTATCTAGGTGAAGCGTTATTTGCATTACAAAGACGTGTTTCTTATTCCTAAAATTTCTGGGCTACCGACTCGTAAAGTTGCCTCAACATATACAAGGTTAGGCAACCTAGCTTTTAAAGTACCGGTTTTTCCTTCTAATATGAAATGTTCAATCAATGAAGAGCAGGCAAAGCTTTTATCAGAAAATGAATATTTTTACATTATGCATCGGTTTAACATAGACAATTATGAGTTTGTAAAAAAATGTAATGAAGAAGGCTGGAGAACGATTTCAATTAGTGTAGGGGTTCATGAAAAAGATTATACAGATATTGAAAATATTTTTGCTTCTAACTTACGTGTAGATTATATCACCATTGACGTGGCCCACGGGCATCATTCATTTGTATACGATATGCTTAAACATATTTTAAAATATAAAACAGAAGAAACATATATTATTGCGGGTAACATTGCTACCCCTGAAGCTGCAGAAGATTTAGTACGGTGGGGGGCAGATGCGATCAAAGTAGGTATTGGACAAGGTTACGTTTGTACTACAAAAGATAAAACTGGATTTACCATGCCAATGTTTACTTGTATTCAAGATATTGCAGAAACCTGTAAAGTAGATATTATTGCCGATGGGGGTATCCGCTGTAATGGGGATATCGCTAAAGCTATTGTAGCCGGTGCTAGTATGGTTATGTGCGGGAGTTTGTTTGCATGTTTATTAGATAGCCCTTCTTTACTTGTAAAAGATCCAAACAACCCCACGTTATTTTATAAAGAGTATTATGGATCGGCTAGTAAACAAAATAAAGAAACAGAAAACAATATAGAAGGTAAATTAGAATTAATACCCATGCAGCACAATACCTATCTTTGGAAACTAAATGAAATACAGCAAGATTTACAAAGTTCGATTAGTTATGCAGGCGGGGAAGATTTAGAAGCTCTAAGCTTTGTAGATGTGGGTTACAATTAAGCGTTTGTTTTCTTAGCGTTATTAACCGGTTGGGGCGGTATAGGAGCCCCACCATTCATACTCACAGACACTTCTCGTACATCCACGTTACGCTCTACCGGGTCTGTGGCAATACCTATAAATTGATGACTATGGGGTTTAATAGTGATACTATTTTCATCCCTTCCGGTACCATAAATCATAATAGGCATGGTTTCAGCCCGAAGCCCGGCTAACCCGGCATCTGATCCTTTCACACAACCGGCCCCTATCGTCCCGGCGCCTCCAATGGGCCCTGTTGGTAGGTTAGAGCCAACTCCAGATCCAAACACCGGTGTATCTTGACCACCTGCACTACTGCCGTTATGAGAGGCTAGTACCGGTACATCCAGACCACCGACTACTAATCTCGACGCTTTTACTTCTATATTATTTAGATTTGTACTTATAACAACACCACCTTGGGAGTCTACTCCCTGAACCGTACAAGTACCAGCGGGTATATAACCAACGGTTAAATCTGCTTTTATATAACCTATCGGGGTATTTACTTGCAATCTACCACTTGGGATTGTCGCGTCTGTGAATCCAATGTAAGGTGGTCCAGAAACACCAGCGGTTCCAGGTTTATATGCCACGGTACCAAATTCATTAACTGTGGGTACCGGCCAATTTGATAACGGTACACCAAAACCAAGTACTTTACCTTTCGTGTTAGACATAGGCTCAAGAACGGTGGGTGCACCTTGGAGTGTAGTTTGTTCGGTGGCTTGTATTTCTTTTGGTAGAGTGATATGATTAGCACATAATTCGCCTTCTACATGTAAGCCCCCGGCTATAATAACATTTTTAGTTACACCTAAATTACCGTCCCCGACAACTTGCCCGCCATTACGTTGTCGTAAACTTAATATATCACCCACTAGAGAAAGTCGTTTCCCGCCATCTATATTAACTTCATTTTCACTGGCCACGTTGACTTGGGTACCAGCTATATTCATTATGGTACCGGTCATGTTTACCGGTCCATAAGATTTAAAGTTTATACCCCCGGCCCCTACTTGTAAATTATAACGGTTACATACATTTAAAGTATAGTTACCCCCGGGGAGATCATCTACATGGACATATTCTACCAAAGGTGAAGGGGTTCTATTATAAAATACTCCACCCTTTCCAACTCGAACTTCTGAAATTTCCATTTTACCTTTATCATCGACTCTTACCGAACCAAAGTCATTCATAGTCATACCAATGTTTTCAAACTTGTGTTTTGTTATTTCAATTAATTGACTACCACCAATACCCATTTTCTTTTCTAAATCAGCTAACTCTTTTAATTTTCTAACAGTTAATTCTTTAACAAAACGTTTACGTGTTTCTTTTGCAAACGTACCGTCCGCAGAGCTTGGACTTTTACCCGGTGTAGGTCTAGATTCGCCTAAAAGAACAAAACGTTCTTCTCCGGGGTCAGGATTACAAGCCGGACATCTAACTCCAAATATATATCCAGGTCCGCTATTACCCCCGTCACCGCTTCCAAAAAATTTCGATGATAATTCTTGAGGGGTACCAAATTCTGGTTTTCCTTGAACACCGACTTTCTTTGCTGCAAACCCTATTGAACCTCCTATAAGTGTTTGACCGAAGATAAAATCACCAGCAGTATCTGCTATTGTTCCAAACACTTCATTCTTATAATCAGACTGTGTAGAATTATTATAAGCCCAGTACCTATCTTTTTTACCGTAAAGATCTTTTATAGCTGTACATACCGGGCAATCTGCATGCTGTCCGCTTTTAAATTGACCAGGGGAGGTGAGCTGTAAAATGCTGTCTTCTATTTTTTCTGCTCTTCGTATTTCAAAGAGCTGTTTGGTATCAGCTATCTCTTTTACAATTTCTCTCCATTTTTTATGATAATCGGCTTTTAAATTACCAATCTTGACGTAATGATCACCTTGTACTAAAAAGTCTAAATTGTTACCGGTAAATTCATTTCTATCTCCCCGTACGGTTAAGAATTGATCATTGATAACCAGTTTTTGATCGTTGTTTGTAGCTAATTCAATATTAACTAAATTTGTAAATTCTTTAAATGAACCTGAATAATGAGTCATCTTGATAGATTCTCGATTATCAGTATTAACAATCTGTATCGTACCACCTTTTTGATTGATTACATATTTGTTACGATAAACTTCTGTATTGATATCATACTTTTCTTTCTGTACGTTTTGATAAGTACCCGGGTAATCAATTCCTTTATCACCTATAAATGTAACGTTATCGAACGATTCACTATCTCCGGTTGTGCTTTGATATATTGTTCTCCAATCTTCATTACCATAGGAAGTTGCAAAGTATACCGGTTTTAAAGGATCCCCGGCATTAAAAAATATCCACACGTGCGCACCCACATTGGGTATACTAAAACTTCCTTTTGCAGCATTACTGTATGTTTCAGGAATATAATTAAATGCAAAAATATTTGTATTGTTTGCATTGGTGTCTTTAGGATTAATAAAAGCATCATTTAAGCGGAAGTGATCCTTGTCATAAATAGCGCCGGGCTTTTCACCAATTAAATCAAAGTTTTGTGTATAAGAATATTTGTCCGTTACATTTTTATAATTGATATCACTGCTAGAAAGTAAATTAACAGTTGAGCGTAACTTACTACTATCGCTGATAGATCCGACATTTAAATATTTGTTATACCGCCCGCTGCTTGATTCACCGGCAATAGGAGCCGCGCATTCTGACCAAGGTAAAATTCTCTTTAAATCTTCTAAAATATCTGTTAAATCGCTGTTAATGTTAGCACCAACAAACTTAAATTGTTTGTCTTTATTGACCTCATTCCAGTTTTTATATACGGTAGGCGATATATGCGGTACAAATATTTTGACACGGCCTCGACGAGCTGGGTCATTGTTTTGTACAACTATGCCTAAATAATTTCCTAGATATTGTGGGTAGTCAGACATTGATATACCAATATTTACTGATATAATATAAGGATGCTAATGAAAGTATCTCACGAGTCTCCTGTATCTATTTTAGATTACTCACAAACTTATAATGATTTTGACTACGCGTTGGTTCACTTGTTTGAGACAAAACCGCAATATTATAGTTATTTTAAATTAGCACGAACCATACACAATCGAGAAGTATTACTTGATAACTCGATTTTTGAATTAGGTACAGCTTTTGACCAAGATAAGTTTTTTCAAGCGGCTTTAGATATACAACCAAATATGTTTATTGTACCGGATGTGTTGGAAGATTCGGATGCAACAATTGGTAGCTATATTAATTTTAGAGAACGAACGGAAGAAATTAAGAAAAGCTTTTTTACAAAAGCTATTGGCGCTATTCAAGGTAAGAATTGGCAGGACTTAAAAGACTGTTATGAGTTTATGTCAAATGAGGCAGACATGATTGCTATTAGTTTTGACTTTAGTTATTATCAAATAACCGGGGAAGGACATTCAAAATTGCAGAAGTTTTGTTCTGGGAGACAAAGATTTATTTCACAGTTAATTGAATGCGGATTATGGAATTGGAATAAACCGCATCATTTATTAGGATGTTCATTAGCTAAGGAATTTCGCTTTTACGTTGATAAAAACATTTATAATATTGTAAGTTGTGATACCAGTAATCCGGTTGTTGCAGCTATACATGAATTAAAATATGATGCCGATTATGGTATCCCAATTAAGCCTACAGCAAAACTTGCTGATTTAATTGATCACGAATTTACACCAAGTCAATTAAAAATTTTAGATTACAACGTAGAAATGTTTAAAAAAATTATACGTAGATGAGACCTTGGGTTGCGTTTTTTTCACAAACTGGTACAGAAATTAATAATATCTGTAAAGATTTAGGTATATATCCTGATGCTATTGTTACCAATAAACAAAACACAGAAGACATTAATAAAGAATTATTCACCACAACTACATTTAGAGAACATAAACTAAATCGTACAGTGTTTTATTTACTACCGAGTAAGCCACTTTTAGAAAGTTATGAACGAATTCTTTCTCAATTTAAAGATCCTGTGATTACACTACACGGTTACTTAAGAATTATACCAAAAGAAATTTGCGAGAAATATGAAATATATAATTTACATCCTGGTTTAATAGACAAATATCCATCGCTTAAAGGTTTTAATCCACAAGAGAGAGCATTTCGTGAAGGGTATGATTTTGCCGGCTGTGTTATACATAAAGTTATTCCTGAAGTAGATGCCGGAGAAATATTACTTAGCCAGGGTGTTAGTATAAAAGATCTTTCTTTAGACAGGGTTTATGAAGCTTTACACAATACAGCATTAGATCTGTGGAAAAGCTTCTTTACTGGCTATAAGATATTAGAAAAATGACATCACAGGAAATGATTGAATCTGTTGAAGCAACATATCCCGAAACTTGTAATGAATTTAAAAAAATTCAATCCGAGCATTACGAAACGTTTTGTAAGAAACAGTTTGATTACGGTCCTCATAACATTAGCTTAGGTTCCGATTTACATAAAAAGGAAGACATTACCGCTTCTATATCCGCTATAGTGGTTCGCTTGAATGATAAAATTCAAAGATTAATTAATCTTGTGTTAAGAAAGAAAACATTTGAATCTGCCAATGAGCCTATATTTGACGCTTTTGGAGACACGGCTGTATATTGTATTATAGCAGAAATAGTAAAAAGAAAGAAGTGGTGTAAATGAGAAAAAAAGAACACAACAAATATATTTGGATCGATGATGATGATCATTTTTTAAAAGGGTATTTTAAATTACAGGAAATTGTCGATAGTGTGCCCATTAATATTTTTAAAAAATTAAAAGCTTTTATTAAAAAGATATTCAGTTAAAATAGAGTCAATGAACATAACGTTTACAGGCCCGCAGAATTCGGGTAAGACTACTTTAATGCGAAGTATGATGGGTAAGTTTCCCGATTCGTTTTGGTATTGTGAAGAAGTAACACGAAGAATAAGAGATGAATGCAATGTTAAGATCAATGAAGAGGGTGGGTGTGATACAACACAACTATTAATACTCAATCGAGAGTTAGAAAATTTATATAAATTTAGAAAAGAATCTTTTTGGAATGGATGTAAAGGGGTCGTGCATGATCGGTGTTTGTTAGACGGCTTGGTGTTTACAGAATATTTTTATGAAAAGAAATTAGTTAGTGAAAAGGTTTATACTATAGCCCAGCATTATTGGGATACATATTACAAGATGTATGACATTATTTTATATCCTAATCCACATGAATTAACCTTGATAGATGACGGAGAAAGAAGCATGGACCCTTCTTTTAGAAATGAAATTATTCGTAAGTATGAAAAACATTATCTTTTACAAGAACAATGGAAAGACCGTATTCATATTATTAGTGGAACAGTAGAAGAACGCTTAGAACAGATTAAAATAATACTAAATGAACACAACGTTAGATAATAGTAATATTTCCAAGCATCTTGGTAAGGTAACCGGTTATAAGAGTACGTATGACCCTACTCTGTTGGTACCTGAACCTAGACAAAATAATAGAAAACATTTAGGTATTAAAGATGAAGATCTCCCGTTTACAGGGTATGATATTTGGAATGCGTATGAAGTTTCTTGTTTAACAGCAGAAGGAATGCCAATTGCGGCTATTGCAAAAATTGTTTATCCTTGCAGCAGTAAATATATTGTAGAATCTAAATCAATTAAGTTGTACTTAAATTCCTTTAACATGGAAAAGATTAAAGGAAATATTATTAGTATTTTAAATCAATTACAATATACGATTCAAAGTGATCTTTCCAAATTGCTACAAACAGATGTAAAAGTTTACGTACGCTCTACAACATCCATCGATGATCAATTATATTACCCACCCGTGTTTCCAAACAGTTTATATCCTACATTAGAGCTAGACATTGATGTAACAATGATACAAGCGCTAACTTATAATGAGACCCCGGATCTATTGAACGCTCTTGAAATACCGGAATCCAAGACGCAGAGATTTCATTCCGCCTTACTTAAGAGTAATTGCCGGGTAACGTCCCAACCTGATTGGGGTGATGTGTATATACATTACAAAGGTAAGTATGAAATTAATAAGGTTTCATTACTTCAGTATATTATTTCATTTCGAGATGAATGTCATTTTCATGAAGAAATTTGCGAAACAATATACAAGAGAATAAATGATAAATTTAAACCCGAAGAGCTTGTTGTTTCGTGTTTATATGTTCGCCGTGGAGGTATTGATATTAACCCCACCCGAGCAAGTAATTACTGTCTTTTAGATGAAGCTTTAAAGAACGAATTTAAGTATTTTACTAAGACGGTAAGGCAATGATTAGCCTTCTAAATTAGTACGTCTGAGCTTTTCCGGGCTTACCGAATGATAATCTGCATCTGTAGTAGTCTGAGCTGTAGGTGTAGCAATTGCTAAAGTAAACTCAAAAGCCGTTCCATTGCTTAATAAAATAGAGAACAACTTACCATCATAATTATCGTCAGCATCAAAACGTGTGGCAATACCGTTTGCAGAAACAGTTATTAACGTTGTTGTACCAGCCAAGGTAGATTCGCTATTAAAAAGAATAGCACTAGCATTGCTGCCTAATTGTCTAACAATAACACCGTTAGAAGTTAATGAAAGGTTTAAGGATACAGGGTTTGTAGCCTCCGGATTTGCTGCCATGCTATTGAATGTTGCCATGTAAATATTTATTCAAATCTATTAATTTTTCCAAAAAAAAAAGGGCACCGCAAGATGCCCTTTTTTAAATTTCCTAGGACTTACTAGGTGAAAATGCTTTCTTTTTGCGATTCTAACCAGTTGATTAGAAGTACACGGATTGTGTTCCGGGTGTGAATGCAGTGCCTAAACCACGTAAGATAATTACGTGATAGTACAAGTTAGCACCGAAGATGTTGTCTACAACGCCGTAGCGAGTAAGCAACCCGACTCTCGGAGAGAAGTCGTTCGGGCCAATTGTGCGCTGCACCATTACCGGGATGTACGGGCAATAAATGATACCGGTGTCATAAAACTCCGGACCTTTATAGCCGAGAAGCGCGTATTCAACCGGCTGGGAGCGTGTGCCACCAGCGGCGCCAGCGCCGATACCACCGAAGTTACCTCCGGGGTAGGCTTGGAATTGAGCTTCTGTTCTCGTATCACGGTAGACGTTGAAACGGCCACCTAAGGAACCAACCTTTGCAACACCAACGGGCTGCGTGTTAACATTACCCTGTACCGGTGTCCACTGGAACTCGGGTAACATTTCGAGGATTGCGCACACACGAGGTGTTGCAACGACGAAGTTAGCCGCGCCACGGCGGTTACGGACAGCGATTCTGTTAGCCTCGATGATTAACCTCTGATAGAAATCGCGGTTGCGCTCTACGAGCCAACGACCATCCGCCGAAGAGGGTGACCATACCGAGAACCCAGTGCCGTAACCGGCATTGAGTGCAGTCTGGATCATTCTGATGATCATTTCACGATCGATTTCGGCCTGTAACTCATACGACATTGCGTTTGTGAGTTCCGTGTCGATATCGATACCGTTCATGTTCTTCAAGTCTTGCTCGAGTTCAACTGACCAGCGAGCGGCGAGCCTACGAGTACCAGCTTCAACAGCTGTCTTTTCGAAGCTAACTACAATCTGGGGGATCTTCGAGGTTAACTCAAAGTTAGCGAGCAACTGAGCAACACC